CCTACCCCCGGCAACGCGCAACCGCGAAACCGGCTCATCTGTTGTGTAAGGCGGCAACAGATCTGGACAGGAGTGGAAAATCGTTTCTCTGCTAAGCAGCTTACGATGGGCCCACAATACATTTCACTATCACCCACCAACTCAGTGGCGGACTAGCGTAGTCTGAAGCAGCATATACTGTGACACTCAAGGGTGACCTAATCAGTATAGAGACTGCAACGCGTTCTATAATCATTCCTCTCAACTGCGGTTGAGTGCAATCTCACAATGACCTCCTCCGCCTTTAGATCTGGGCGGTACACAAGTCTCCACACACTAATCTACCAGCGCTGCATTTAAAGCGCCGTGTTTCGTGTGAGGTATCTTGCTAAGGAAGGGATCAACCAACCCCATATGTCCTCTCGTAAGAGTAATATGGCAGGTGTCAGTGTGATTAAGAGGGAATGTAGACCCCCGGAACCCTGTCGCACGTTCGCGCGCGTCAATCGGCATATATGCCTAGGGGAAGGGGAAGGACTTAGAACTAAAACACTAGTAGAGGGAAAGACTATGGGGCTGTCTGAGGACAGAATGACCATTTCCAATACTATACAAATCGGCCGCAACCTCCAGACGGAAGCGGAACCCTCTTACGAGGGGGAGTTCACCTTAGATGGAAGGTGCCGGACTGAGGGCAGAGACCACCAGGTAACCGTTGACGACCGTAGTCGCGGTAACACTGATAGTCAGAGTCGCAGAACCCGAAGTTGCTGTGTAAGTCGCACAGGTAGTTCCCGCCGTTGCAGCTGCATTGAAGCAGTTGAACGACGCGGACTTCACCGTCATACCCGAAGGGGCCGTGAGGGTGCAGTTCGTAATCACAGTACCGCCAAGCATGTACGTGACTAGATACTCCTGTCCTATCGTCAGACCAGAAATGGCCAAGACGTTCGTCGCAGATGCGGCGAGGGCATAAGAACCGGTTGAAACCGGAACTGCGCCCATAGGAGTGGCGGCGGCAAGAGTGCCACCGCCCGCGACAATTACACCGGAGCCGACTGGGCCGCCAGGAGGGAGCTGAGGGTCGAACAGAGTAATATCATATTCGAACCAGAGTTTCCCCCAGGCGACAGCCGTCCCGTCGATAGTGCAGACGAAGTCATTTCCGACGTCATAAGTTTTGATGTCGAGATTGGCTGCGAGAGCACCGGTCCTGACGTAGCGAAGAGTCGCTAACATGCCAGGATCGTGGACCAGAGAGATGTCTTTCCAAGGAGCATCCTCTTCAGTTCCATACGAAGCACAGGCCACAGCCTCGTTAACGGGGGCAGCCTCGGCAGCGTCATAGTCCGGAGACAAAATGACAGAGCCAGGGATGTTAGAACCCGTACGAGTGTAGTAGCACAACTTCAGGCTGTTGAAACGATACTTCTCCCAACCTTGAGCCTGGGTGGATAACCAGGGAAAGGATGCGGACAACCCGGGGTTGATCGCGAGGGTAGAAGCAACCGTAAAGGCAGCGGATCCAATAATGGATCCGACAAGCTCACGGTGTACGATTCGACAGGAGTCCACAGAATTCCTGTAGACCTGCGCTTTCCCAGTAGACTGCCCGGTCGCATAAGCGGCCGAAACGGACTTCTGGGTCTGCTTTCTCGGAACAGCCTTCTTGGCCATCTGAGAGCGGGCGGCTTTAGGTGCCGCCTTACCATTCTTGTTTCGATTCATGGGATCCACCTCGAAATAAGCGGACTGTTCATCTTCATATAGCCTACGCGCGTACGCGCAGACCGCCCCGTGCAGTCTCTAGGCATTCCGGATTCTCCCTAACATTCCACGTCTTGAATAACGTATGGACTAGGAGTTGAGCAAAAAGCCCACTCATGTTATGTCGGAAAGAAGCCTTAGCGCGGTAACTATACCCGCTTTGGAAGCTTTATGTATGAAGACCCCAACTAGGATCATAGGACCCGTGCTCAGCACGGTTCGGAGGCTATCCATCTCTGGGCAACGGACCTATCCTACCTAGCTCACCTGTATATGTGGCACAGCTGTTTTCAGTACGGCGGATCATCACAGATCCTTCAGGTTTCGCCTGACCGTCCTATTAACACTCTGCACCTCACTTGTCGTGAGACACTTTACACAATTTTCGTTGTGAGGGCTCTGGATGTGAACATCCCATAGCCTCTGCGAACTTTGAACCGTAATATGCCAGCACTAACTTAGTAACAGAAGTGCTCGGGGATACAAAGATCCTCGGGCGCCCCAGTCACTTCAAGGAAGGACTTATGGCATAGGGAAGAGGGAGAGAGAGAAATCGTCGACAGTGATCTGGTCGCTTTGCGCCAGGTCGGTAATTTCCATCGGTAATTGAGCTTAGTGAGGTCCTTGTCAGACAACTCATTCAGCTTCCAATTAACCCCCCCACTCGCTGTCGGCAGAACAACTCTGCTGAGAGGAATGAAGGTCTCCTTCGTCTCCACAAGACGACGGACTTGTCTCTTCATCACGGGTGGATAACGCTTACGCGTTCCCAATTCGGCTGACAAAGGGCTGAGATCGTGGTCGATCTCTAGCTGCACAGATGCGCAAGCATCATCGAAGCACCAACCGGTGCTTACGAGTGCTCCTTCGTAGCTGTCGTAGTCGTTCTCCTTCTCAGGGGAACCGGCTCGACCCGCGATAGGTTTGTCATACCACTCAGTCCACTTTTCATAGAGGTACTCTGCCAGCTTACGCTGTAGAGGACTTATGTGAACCGTGTGTGGCTGTAGGTGACCCGGATTCATAGTAATCTTGGTTCCAGGAGGAGGGTGAAGACCCAAGCCCCCTAGTTCCGGTGCAATGAAGTAATTCAATTGTACCCCGAAATGTGATGAGCTCTGCTCCATCTCATGTCGGTTGATCGCTAAGAACCGTTGCGAAGCGCGCTTCTTGTTAAGCGCTCCTTCTACACAAGGATTGTGAAGAAGGTACACGGGCTTCGCAAGCTCATCCTCTCTAGCACCAACCTTAGACTGCCCATAGAGCAGCCCGGTGTTGAAGAAAGGAATCTTTTCAGGGAGTTTACCCCCTTGGGGTCCACTGAAAAGCTGTGAATTGATAGTAAAGAACTTAGGATGAACAAAGTTCTTACCAGGAGAAGGTACGAATCCAGCCTCATGGAGGTTGTCGTACCAATTCCTGTATTGTGCAGGCTCGGTCCTGAACAATATATCATCGCCATTGACTAAGGCCTTGAGCTGACGGAAATCTGTTACTTCCGGCTCGACCGTATGCCAATAGTGAGCAAGGTTAATAGCACACAGGATCGGAAACGAAAGTACCGACCCCATGAGCTGTCCATTAACTTGCATCACAGGAGCTAAATCTCCTCCGTCCGGACCGGACTTCTTTGGATAGTGTATCTCGTGCTCATAGAGCACGCGACGGAGTACGGTATTATACCGCTCCCCGAGATTTACCTCTGTGAGGATAGTCTCGAACGCCATCTTAGTAAGTTCGATCTTGATGAGATCCGTTGCTCCAGAGTAATCTCCGGAGACCCACAAGCCACGAGGTGACTTCTCAGTCAACCATTCGATAGCTCGTAGGCGAGTTACGGGCTCCCCTATCAGTTGAAACTGATGGGAGCGCTTCAGATGCGAATGCATCGCTTTCTGAAGCCCATGCGCGAGGGCATATGCAAACGCATTACCTTTCGTGATGGTACGTACCTTCAACGGTTCACATACTGGATACACACCGGCTTGGCAGCCTGTGTATAGTCCCTGTGCGAGATTGGATTTCACTCTCCTATCTTCGCCAGCGACGAGGTCGAGGATAGACACGGGCGCAAAGCCACGGTCTTCCATTACGCCCTTAACAGGGTCGTACGACATCTTCAGCATTTCATCATTGGACACCAGCCCCTCTCGTACATGGTCGTACAAGAGGTATCCCTTCGCCCCACCTTCGTCACGAGAAGACTCCCAACAAGCGTTGGTACTATACTCGTGTACGGAGAGCACTCGCTGCGGTGATATGCCGCGCCAGATGTTCTTCAATTTCGACCTGATTGAGTCGAGATAAGGTTGGGACGTTGGACCAGAGGGGGTTTCCATTGTCTTACGGTGCTTCTGAAGCGCCTTATTGACAAAGGACTCTGGGACAGTTTCGGCTGCTCTCTTAACTTGAGAGAGCGACCAAAACAAATGTTGGTTCTTTTTCCACGGTTGCCCGAGACGATCTTTACTGATCATTCGGCTTCGTAGGAAGCGGCCAACACTACCCGAAAAGAGTTGCTCACGGAATGGGAATTCCGGTGAGTCAGGTAGTACCTGGTGGATGACACCACCAGCGTACTTGCCCGTCAAACTCCTTGCGTGGAGATTCTGTATATGGTACTTGAGAAGGGAGATAAACTCCGCATACTCTTGCAACTTTAAGAACTCACGCAATCCACTCAACAACGAGTCCAGCGAATGCCTGTCGAGGAAGTGATCTTGATGATCACATAGAACCTCCAACATGGCCGCAGTTACCTGCAACGCACTACTCGTATGTTGGGGATACACAACGGAACGGCAGCCCTTACCAAAGAGCTGTACCGTACACGTCGCGCTATCCCTCCGCTGAACAATCCACCCTCCCGCCGAACCAATCGCCTTTAGGCAGTTGAAACGGTGGTCTCCTAACGCTGGGAAGCGTGCAGGAGCGAGGGGTACCAGGATTGAACTGTGGTCACCCCGTGACCGCAGGAGCTTACACAACAGATTCAGGCAGTACAACACATTCTTGTTAGAAGAGGTGTCGATTGTCTTAA